ATATTGCAAATGGTTTCGGTCTGTTATAGCAGAAGCGTTCTGCATCAGAACCGTGTTCAGGAGAGCGTCCTTGAACTTCTTCCCGGTATCGCTCTTGAAAAAGCTATTGAGCGCAGTGGCGTCCTCGCGTGTCCACGGAAGCGGATCCACCCATCGCTGGTGCCGCGTAAAAGCCCACGCGGCTCGGAGCTTGGCGAAGGTGCTGATCATTTGGCCGCCTTCTTCCGACCCGCCGCCTGACGCCGCATGAACTCCGCGGCACCGAGCTTCTTGCGCCCGATGTATGCCGCGAGAGCCCGCGGATCATCCGCGCCCTCCTTCTTGAGTTGCGTTGCCAGTTTGCTGAACTTCGATTTCTTCTTCATAAATTACCAAGCTTTGCAGGAGTGATACCTCGGCGTCGTCTTATCCGTCGCCGTATCGCAGTTGATCACAGTCCCCTTGGGGTTGCGAACATAAACCGCCCGCTTCTTCGCCTCGCCCGGAGTGTAGAAAGGCTTGTTGAGCGTGACCTTCTTTCCCTGGTACTCGGCCATATCAAGATTGGAATAGGGGTGATTCTTGGATGTCCTTCATGTTCTCAGGCTTGCGAACCTTCTGGAACCTGATCTTGGGCGCAACACCCTCCACCAATTCCTCAAGTAGGTGGGCATTCTGAGGAATAGGCTGTTGCGGCGTCGGCGGAATGGGCGGCGGGGGAGCGACAATGGCGATCATGGCTTGAAATTCACCGCACCAATCAAATTCCAGCACAGTAGGCCAACAAGTGGGTCTACTGGTGGGCGGAAACCTCCGACAAGTACTGTCAGAGGCCCGATATCGGCAATCTTTGCAGGTCATTTGTGTTCTTAAACAGGGGCTTGGGCCATCTCAGGCGGCGGAACCGGCAATTGCTGCTGCTGTTGCGCCAATAAACCGCTTCCCTCCAAGAATTTCTGGATTTCCTTCCGCAGTTTCCGCGCCTCGTTCGTCGCCACCTGCTCGTAGAACTGCAACAGGCTGTCCAGACGCATCATAAACGCATTCTGAGCCGCCGGACTGAACTGCTGACCCTGCTGGATCGCCCCATTGAGGTACTGCATCAGCACCCCGATGCGGCCAGCGTAGTTCTGACCCGGTTTGGCCGGCACAGGGATACCAACAAGGAGCGTCGGGATCGTCTTCGTCTCGTCCTCCAGCTCATCCTGCGCCTTCTGGCCCGGATCCCGCAGCAATCGCTTGATCAGGGATGGGTCATCCAGCTCCATGATGCTCTTGTCCAGCTCCACCTGATCCACCCAGGGACTGTTCATAAACAACTGCTTACGATTGATGGCCTGCTGTACCATCATCTGCCGGCTCACCATGTCCATTCCACCCTTCGGCTCCAGCTCGTACTGGTCGTGCAGAGCCACCGGATCTGCTTCCAGCGAATCCTCCGCGAACCGGTACCGCAGGCTCTTGCTATCGTACTGCACATACAGGCTCCAAGCTGATGCTCTGAATCTCAGTAGCCGTGCGCCGGTCGCTACCTCCGCTCATCACGCTCCCCATCGCGTAGTCCGGACTCCCGATCCGGTTCTCCGCCACCGCTCGCGTCTGGTTCAACTCCTGATCAAAGCTTACCGGCGGCTGCGGCATCTGAACCGGGGCCACACCATAGGGGAGAATCTGTCCCGGCTGGAACCGCAGGTTGATGCTGTTGGGCAACTCCCGCTCCGCCCGGAACAGCGGGCGGTTGTACAGGGTCATCGCATCATGCTTATGATTCCACATCGATGTCATGCTCAGCTCGAACGGAGCCAGGATCTCGCACACGCCTCTTGGGCTGAACCAACCCTTGTCCTTGATCTCATACGGGAAATCCACGAACGGACATTGGCCATGGTCATAGGGCAGTTCCATGGGATCGCGCAGATCCAGATCCACCGCCGCGGGGCTATAGAGATAAACCTCCCACACCCCGTCATCCCGCTTCCGATAAACCTCCCAAATAATCACGCCATCGGTGTTCGTGGTGTAGGTGATACCCTCTCTCAACTGCTTCGCATCATTCTCGGTCGCCGCACCCGGAATATTATCATCCTCCTGCGGGTTACCCCGGATCTTCTCGATCGTCTTGTTATCCGCCTTCCAACCAAACTGGCCGGCCATCCGCTTGTACGCATTGACGCTCATCGGCATCACATGCACCAGCCAGTCCGCATCCTGCAAATCGGTGGTATACGCCGGCACCACAATATACATCGGGTCCACCGCCTCGAACCCCACCCGCTTATCACCCGGATTCCAGAAGCACTTCATCACCCCGCGCCCGCTCATCAGGGTGTAATCGACCCAACTCAACACCTCATCCACGAAGTTGGTCTTATCCCGAATCTTGTAATTGAACCAGTCCTCAGCCACCCGCGTATACGAATTCAACTGCTGGCGCATCGGAACGAAGCTGGCCACTACATCCATCCCCAGTGCCTGCTGGAGGAACAATGGCTTGAGCTTCTCGATCGCCGTATCGATGAGCGGCCAATGCAGATCCGCGGCTTTGGGCCATGGCTTATTGGTCCGGCGCAACCCATGATGGCGCAACTCATACCACCTCGTCTGCCGCAGCTCCCACGGACTACGTTGGCCAACAGCCTCAACTATCTGGCCCTGTAACGAGTTCCGCTGTTTGTCGTTCATCATAAAAATCCTCCCCCTTTCCTATCCCCCAACATCACAACCAGCAAGCGCAGACCCTTTACCATCCCCCTCAATCGCCCCCAGCTCATCCTCCATCCGCTCCAGCAAACTCCTCCCATCCTCGCCCAGAGCCTTCATGTAATCATCCATCCGCTTCCCCCCGGATCCGCAGAAGGCCAGTACCACCGCATCCGCCCTATCCGGACTATTCACCCCGCGGGCTCGCAGCTCGTCCTTCCCCTCCAGGGTCAGCTTGCCCTTCCCATTAGTCCGCACCTTCCGACTCACGAACTGCTGGAGCAGCACCTCATCCGTACCCACCGGCCCCAGGTTCACTGTCCCCTCCTCCACCATCCGTCCGAACTCGATCCACATCTCCGCCGCACGGTTCACGAACTGATCATCCCGTATCGCTCGCTCCCCGAAGTTCACCCGCCGCACATCCCACCCCTCCGCCCTCAGCGCATCGCACATCACCACACCCATACCACCCACATCCGCGTAGATGTCCTCCGCCTTCAGCTTCCATTTGCGGAACTCGCTGATGAACCGCCCCACACTCGCCATCGTGTCCTTGTCCCGCCATCGGATCAGACCCTTCACCGTGTTCCCTTGTCTCACCACCATCACGCTCTCGTCGCCGCCGGCTGAGAAGTCGCAACCCGCGGTCAGCCGATGCCCCTCGGTATCCTCCTTGGGTGGGCCACTGACCAGCTTCTGCCAGTCGGCGGTTCGTACAGCCGTCAAGCTCCCATCATCCTCCATGAACTCCGCGTAGATCATCGAGCGGACCAGCGGGTGGCCCTCTCCCCATCGCGCGAACTGATCATCTATCCACTCCTTCCGGATATGCGGGCAATCGAAAGCGGTAACGGTAAATGTCTTCCACTTACCGTCATTCCGCCGGAATACATCGTAGAAATACCCGCTGCTCCCACCAGGGCTACTCATCAGCAGCGTCCGCGTCGGCTGGCACCGCTCCATCGACTGAAATATACCATCCGGAACCGCCTTCGCCTCGTCCACAATGTACATCAGGTCATTGCTCGGACCCTGCACATGCCAGCCCTCAGCCTTCTCCGGATTGCTCGCGCTGAAGCCGATGCAGCGACTCACCAATTGTTGGCCATCAACCAACCTCGGGTATACATAGCGGATCTCTCCATCCTTGATCGAGAAACCGTTCTCCTCGCCACCCAAGCCATTGATCATCTTCCGCAGATGCGGCCACAACGCATCCGCCACCTGTCGGTACACACCAGCCGTACACACCACCAGACTCCCCGGCCAGCGAAGCATGTGCCAGATGACAGCACTCGCCGCCACCATGCTCGTCTTGCCCGAGCCGTTCGCCGCTTTGAGAGGCGAACCCATGCCGAGTGAAGGGGATTTCTTGCGCTTAATTTGCTTGACTGCCATAAAATTGTGGCGGGTACGGGGAGGGGGTATCAGGTATCACCCCACCCCCCTCGTGGGGGTCCCCCCTACCCCGTGGTTCTATGCATTGGACTCCTATCCATGGATCCTCTATGCAAATAGCGGCTACTACAATAGCGGCTTATCCTATTTCGCTTGTCCACCGAATGCCCCGAGTAGTGACCCGCTAACTGACAATTCCTTTCCTTTGGTAGTGTGATCCAATTGAGCGCGAGCGACATAGCCTCTCGTTCGCTCGAGCAACCACGCAGCACCCTGCCATCCATTGGATGCATCGAGAACCCTTCCTTGCATTTCAACCTCCCCAGTGACGCGAGCCGATTCAAGCTCCCGTTTGAAGTCCGGATGGCGAGACAGATAAGCTCCCCACCCCGCAGGGTTCCCACACGAAAAACCGCATAGCACGGCAACTCTGTCTTCTGGCATCCCCAGATACGCAGCACGTAGCGCTGTTTTTTTCTGTTCGGAAGAAACGGACTTTTCAGGCCTCCCCACCTTCTTTCCATTCCTGGTAACTTTCCCCATGACTTCCTTCCCTTCCTTTCCCTTCGGCATCCCGTCACTTTGCCACGCAAAGTAAACCCAGTCAATGCATCGGATTTTTCTTCACTTTGGAGTTGCCGAACGCTGACAAGGGTGTTCTCCTTTGCGTGCGCCCTCTGAATATGGGCATCCAAAACTCATGAAACACCGCATCCCCCCTAAACTCCACGGGCCCCTTTGCCTGCTTGGATTCATCGCCATCATCGCCATCACGGCCCTCATCGAAGCAATTGGAGGTCTCCAATGATTCTCTTTCGTTGTTCGGGCTTCCGTTCGGTTCGTGCCCTTGGCATTTACGACGCCGCTGAAATCTTCGCTCGCCGCGCCGCTCGCCGTGCCTTCGGTCGCCGCGGTATCGTCCGAACCCTAGTGGAAGACTCTTACACTAGGAACCTTTCCATTGTAGAGTTTGCCGCTTTCATCGGGTACCCGAGCGGCCGCAACGAAACGACCGGTCACAAT